CTCCGCAGTTCAGCAAGCGATAATTCAACCGAATATCGAAAAAGAGCAACAAACCCCGAAAATCCAGTATTTTCGGGGTTTTCTTTATATTCTGAAAATCTATCAGACACCCTCAAAACACACGAAAATGTTCCGGTAACTAACAGGTAACACACAGGTAACTAACACGAAAAAAGGTGTCCTCCGTAGGACTTTGCGTGTCCTCCGTAGGACAGAAAAAAAGACGGTATCAACCGCCTTTTTCAGTGCAATGGTCTATGATGCAAGACCGGACATCCTTTTTCGTGCGACAGTGGCAGGAATAACCATCCTTGAATATGATGTCATATCCGTCGTGCATGTTTCCAGTGATTCCGGAAATCATTTCTCTGTTCCTCTCTGCAATCTGCATCGTGTCAAACATTCCACACTGGTCTTTTCTGACGAGGTCTTGCAGATACGCATTGACAGACATTCCCTTGTCATTAGCAAGAGATTTGATAATACTTTTCATTCCTTTAGGAACTTTCAACTCTATTCGTTCATAGCGTTCTCTATCAAAAGCCTGTTTATATTCTTTTCTATCCATCGGTACACCTCCATCAAATCAAATTGATCGCCTCAAGTTTGGTCGGGAGTTCAATGTGAGTGTAGACGTTTTCGGTCACACCCTGTCCTTTATGCCCGACAATTTTCTTGATGAATCTCTCGTCAACTTCCTTTTCGGTGAGGAGAGAGATGCAGGTGTGTCTTGTATCATGCGGGCGGTGTCCGTCATAGACAGGTTCTTTTTTCGTTTCATCAATGACGAATTTCCCGAAACCGAACTCAAGCATCAGAGGAATCCAGTAAGAATCATAATAATTCCGGTACTGAAAAGGTTCGTCGTCGGGTGTACAAATCAGATGGTCACATTTCCGATTCATCCAGTATTCAAAGAACGGTACAATCTTTTCAGCGATGGGAACCTCTCTGATTCCTGCCTCTGTTTTGGATTCTTTCACATAGAACCATCGTTCATCAAGATGGATGTCCTTTTTCTCAAGGTCGAGGAGTTCCCCGATACGGACACCGGAATAAATCATAATAAGAATGACGGTCACATATATGTTTGAATCTTTGCATTTCCACAGAATAGAAATCTCTTTCTTTGAAAAAGGTTTCCGGTTGTATGCGTTCGGATTTCCCGCCTTGCTTATATCAACGTATCTGACCATGTCTCTTTTATCTTGAGACACAATTTCGTGAATGACAGCATAGTCATACATGAGACCCCACAGGATTTTCAAGGTTTTAAGTGTGGGAGTGTTTTTGCCGGAGCTATCGACGACACTTTGCAGGTGATCCAGTTTGATGTCAACAAATCTCATTTTCCACAGGGGTTTCGATGTGTTAAAAGCAGCCTTATAACCATTCGTGTCCTTGATTTTTTCAAAATGGATTTCTGACCAATTCTCATATACTTCCTCGAAAGTAATAGTTGCATGGTGTAAATCAAAGGGGTCTTTATTGTATTCCGCTAATGCAGTGAGAGCCTCTTTGCGTGTCGGGTAATATCCGACGGTTATATATAATTGTTTTGATTTTCCGGTTATAGGGTCGATTTCCCACCCTTTTGTCTTTTTTGCGACATAGGGATTTCGTCGGTTTCCGGATAATTTATAGACCGACCCGAACCCGTTCGGTAGTTTCATTCAATCACCATCCTAAAAAAGAGTATAAAAAATAAAACCAATGCAAAAAGCACGGTTTTATGATAGAATGGTGTTTGCAGGATTCATCTATCAAAATGCTTTTTGCAGGGCATGAGATAAGAGATTCCACAAAGGCGATTCGTGTTGCAGCACGGGTCGTCTTTTTATGTGTAAATCTATTTTTCAGAGCGTTCTTTCACAATTTTCCTATACTTGCAACCAATAGCAAAACAGCCGACACCCAACAGGATGGCAGCGACACCACCAACAGGAACAGCAAGCAGCAGGAGCAATCCCAAAAGCACAAGCACAACAGCGAGAACCACAAGGATGATTCCGCAGACATTATATGTCCGGTCGGAGTAGTCCTTTTTCACTGGAGCAGGTACGTCGTAGGATGCGGATGCGTGTCCATTTCTGGACGATGTACTTTTTAACACATCAGAGACCCCGACGGTCGTTCGACTGTACACTGCATTATAAGCAGCCTTTTTCGGGTCATTCACAATCCCCATTCCTTTTTTACCATAAAGAGGATTCACAGCCTTTTTGACCTGCCTCTTTACTTTTCCAGTAGTCCTTGCCTTTATGCTCTTTTTGACATTCGGTTTTCTGACACCGTATTTCATGCAAAACACCTCCATTCTTTAGAACAAACCTATCACCTTGTACACTTTTCCTTGCGAAAGGAGGTGAGCAGGATGAAAGTTTTGTTATGGGAAACAAGAACCTCAAAAGGGTTCACGTTGATGGAGTTGGCGAAGAAATCCGGAATCGGAAAATCGACGCTCAACAACATCGAAAACGGTAAGGTGTCACCGACATTGTTTCAACTCGAAACGATAGCGATTGCACTGGAGGTCAAAATAACCGACCTGTTTGAATCCGAATACAAATAATTGTATCACATGACATGTTCCGTGAGTGGGAACGGGAGACGATTTCCACAATTATGGAAATGAACTCCGATATTTCCACAATCATGGAAATATGTGATATGATGTGTTTCGGAAAGGGGTGGTGTTCCCTTGCATTACAAAGAGACTATCATTGAGTTAGTCGGTAAGATACAAAGCGAAAAAGTCCTCAAGAGGATATATAAATTCGTTTTATATCTGTACACCCACGAGACTGGCAGTTGAAAAAGACTGTCAGTCTTTTTTGTTATCCGCTCTCAAAGAAATGTAATAATCAACAAGTCTGTCAAATGCCTCAATATCAGCGTCCGAGGCATACAAGAGAGTTTTTATCATATTTTTGCGAGATTCATTCTCACCCGCCATGATGCGGTCAATTCTTTCAAAAAAGTCGTCGTCGGATTCGACGAACATCTCTCCCTCTCCAGTAGTCAGCCACATATAATCAACGCTAAACTCTCGACAAATGGATTTTGTCATCTGTTCAGTGAGACTGCGTTCACCCTTTTCGATGCGGGAAATTGCAGTTTTCGTCACACCAAGTTTTTCACCGAATTTTTCAAGTGTAAGACCGAGAGAATTTCGCACATCCTTTATGCGTTCACCCTGCGTCATATAGAATCACCTCCTCTTTTTTTCTAAAGCATAGCACGGTAACTGACAAAAATCAATAAAAAAGTAACCGGAGGCAACAAAAAAGTATTGACAAGGTGAACTGCGGTCACTATAATGTAACCAAAGGCAACAGATAGGAGGCGAAAAGATGGAACACATAAAAGTAAGTAGCGTATCAGAGGCATGGAGGGCAGCAGCAAGAATTTTCCCGACAGATTATGAAAAGAACGAGGAGAACAGCAAACGGGCGGGTTATCCAATTTATGAGACAACATCGACAGACGAGCGTTTTTCCGGATTTCACATTTCAGACCTAAACACAAGGCTAGAGGTAAACATGGGAAACGAAACGGTGACGATTTGGATTGAGGAGGACGCATTTGAAATTGTAGTCAAAGGACTGACTGAGGAGGAAAAAGAAAGCCTCAAGGAAGTGGTTGACAAGGAAATCCGCAGAATCAAATACCGGAGACATAAGGCAGAAACCTCAAATCTCAGGTATGTGATAGACCTAAATTCATAACAGATTAGAACTCATGTGAACAGCGGTTGCAATTTGCTCATTGAGTTCGGATTCGTTTTCGGGTGCATAGATGTTATCAAATTCTATGCACTCCGAAGAATCAAAAGCACAAAGAGAGAGTTCTGCGGGAACGGGTTCTCCACCGTCAGAATCGTCAAGAGGCTCAAGAATGGAAAGTTGCACATATTGTTTTCCAGTACGACGAGCATCTTGAACGAGGGAGCGGAGTTCTGAAATGCTAACAATGATTGAATCTCTCATGAAATCACCTCCTTGCATTGATTATACAATGCAGGACAGAAAAATAAAAGCCGAAACGGGGCAGCAGTCGCCCCGTCAGCGTCCGGATG